CAGCCTGATTTGCTGCACGAATTACACGCTCTCCAACATTTAGCTTCTCTAGCTCTGCAGTATTTGCACGCATGGTCACTCTACGACCATCACGAGCTAGTACCTGCTGCTCCCAAATGTATTCGATGAACTGGCGAGACTGCTCAGGGTTGAGAATACCGCCGTCATCGGTTGTGCTATCAACTACGCCTAGTGTTCCAGAAGTTGGGTTGGTGACACCACCAATACCACCTGAAACAACTGAGCCTGTAGCTGCTGCCTTCTCTAGGATTTCGTCTGACATTTTTTATTTCACCTCCTATTTATTTACCGATATAGGTCAGCGGATTTGAGGAAACGACCGCCCCACATCGACTTTTCAGTTTTTTCTTCCTGAACGATCCCGCCAAGATCGCCAGACTTACGGACAGCAGTGTCGGCTTCTACAGCATCAACACGCTCTCCAAACTCTTCTACATTGCCCTTTACGACGGTGACTTCCTCATGCACACCATCTAGAGACTTCTTCATCTCTGCAACCTGATCGGCAATGCCTTTTACTACTGCAGCTAGATCTCCTAGTGAATCTGCGACAGAATCCTTGATCTCGCTAACAGCTTTTGCCAAGTCATCTGTGCTGTCTTCTTCATTAGGAGTTGTGGACTTTTCGACTTCTTCGGTGTCTGCTTCATTTGACTTTTCTACAGTCTCTTCGGTAGCCTCTTCTGTGGCTTCCTCAGTAGCATCTTCGGACTTTTCAACGGCTTCTGCTGGCTCGTCTGCCTTCTCAACAGTTTCTGTTGTCTCAGCAGTCTCTTCAACAGTCTCAGCGGCTACGTCCTCTGACTTCTCAACTTCAGCAGTTTCCTCTGAAGACTTTCTGTTTAAAATTCCCACGTTACTTCCCTCCTTTTCATTGTTGTCAGCAATTGACTTGGCTAATTCTTCGTCAATCGCCTCATCCAGATCATCTTGTGAATCTGAAACCTTTGTTAGTGCGGAAATACGGCGCAATGTACTCATCTTATGACCAACGATGGTATCTGTTGGCTGCCATTCTCCACCTGATTGTCTATACACTCTAATAAGAACTGCTGGATTATCTTCTTCAGCAGTAATGGTAAAGCTAGAGCCTGGAACATCTACTGATCCTGATCTAACTACCCTTGTTACTCTGCCTCTAGCAGTACCTCCGCTAGAATTCCATGATACAAAGTCACCTCTTGATACATTTTCGGCCTTTGTAAATGTCTCAACAAGGCTTCTTACTGTTGCTGCCTTATCTACATCATTGCTTTCAACAAATCCAACATTTGTCATGTGCTTGTTGCACTCTGGACAAGAATAATCTGTCTTATCACTTAAGATAACATTGTCGTTTGTTGGACACCAGTAAACATTTTCTAAGTAGTTCTTTTCAATTGCCTCTTCTTGGGCATGATCAAACTTTTGTACAGAAACAATGTTTGAGTTAGGATTGGCTGGATTATCAACAAGTGAAAGCTCATACAGATCATAGTCTTTGATGACGCGAACTGGAGCATCAAGTTGCTTATTGTATACCTCTTCGGAATCATTAATGCTTCCACCAATAGAAAAGCCAGTCAAAATACCCTCATTAATTTTATGCCAAGTATCTTCTGCACCCTTGGAAACATAAACATCTACATAAATACCGTTGTAAAAGGTATCTGCTTCTTTATCAAAATATTTGTCCTGTTTGAAAGAAACAACTTTGCCAACGGCTAATGGAGTATGCTGCTCACGAACATTGCCACGAAAATCTTCAAATGCCTTGGTAGATGCTTCAACATTGACAATATCACCTTGCTTGTCAAGGCTATCGGTTGTTGCCCAACCTGAAACAATTCTTCTTTCTTGATCTACCTTGCTGATGGGCATACGGACAGAAATGCTGTTGCCGTCTGTACTCCAATAAGCTTTTTCAAAATTAGCCATATCAAATCCATTATATACTACGTTTATAGCATTTTATCACAATTTTATAAAGTTATTGTGAAGAACGCCCTTCTCCACCTGCGTTTCTACCAGTATCGGTAGATGTGGAGTCTGTAGCATTGTTTTGTCTTTCTGTGTCTCTTTGTCTATTTCCAGATATTTGTGCTCTTGATTCTGCCCTTTGTTGCGCTGTTAGCTCAACAGGTGCTTGACCACCGTCACGCATAGGCATACCCATTCTTTCTCTTACTTCATTTGGCACAATAACTTGAGTCTTAAGGTATCTTTCATCAATTTGACTTTGTGTATTTTCATCAGTTAGTGTAAACTCGTTTAGCTTAAAGTTAAACATGTCTGTTTTTTCTCTTACAATTTTATTGATTACCTTTTCTAAACTTCTTTGTGCTGGTCGTGCAACCTGTTCCTTGAATGTTCTATCAGATGCTAATGCTGCTGCAATAGACATTCCTTGTCCACCGCCCACCTTAGAAATAGGTGTTTGATGAGCCATAAGAATATCTTCACGATTAGACTTACGATATTTTTCGAATGATCCCTCTTGTACCCCGTTTTCAATGGGTTCCATGTTAAACTCTACCTTGTTATCACCAGTATCTCCTGGCAAAGGAATATAGAGTGTTCTGTGGTTTTGTCCCTTTAGTCCTGATTGTAGGAATCTAAATAGCTTATCTTCAGCATCAACACTTAGCTTTGCACCCTTGAGGGTAACAATGTATCGTGGTACTGCCTTGTTCTCAAAATAGTCAATATTGTATCTACCAGCGAGTGTGTCTCCTACCAGGGAAGTGGCAGCAGACAAAATATCTGGTACACCATAATAACTATTACGAGGGGTGTACTTTTTGATGTGAATGAGTTCGTTAGGTCGTGGATCTGTAGTTACATTGTTGGGAGTAGAAACTTGTTGAAAGTTCCTAAAGAATACAGTTCTTTGATTAACAATTTGAATATATCCATCACGTTCACGACGTACTCTAATTGTTGTTGATGGGATATGACCAACGTATCCTATTTCTCCTGATGTTGTTCTGCCAATTTCTATGTACCCGTTTCCTGTTGCCTCTACATCTGTAAATACTTTTTCAAGAACGTGGGTAAAAGTATCTTCATCATTAAGTTCTTCTAGCCAATCCATTACGATTTTCTTGGCTCTGTCAGACTTTCTTTGTGCTCTAATTCTTTGCTCTTCGCTTTGTGCATCTTCAAGTCTGTCCATAAGCATAAGGCTAGGCTCTAATTGATATCCCAGACCAACGGTGTTTGCTACCTTGGCATTTACGGCTGCGTGGTTAGCAAAGTTTGTTTCATAAAAATTTGCAAGTTCATCAAGATTATAAGGTGGAACAATAACATCAAATAGTCCATAAGCACTCGTAATATCCATATCTGGAATTAGCTGTTTTGACTTAGCCCCGTCTTGTCCTGTCCAAACCTTGTTTAGTCTAGAAACACGACGCTTAAAGTTTGGATGCAAACCATCATAAGACTTTAGGGTTTCTGCATCAACATTAAATGGGTCGTACTTTACAATGCTGTTTGACTGTGGGTTATCTATTCTAGCCCTACCGTCGTAATCGTCATTCTCCATGTGCTTTTAATCCCTTTGCTGCATCATACCAAGCACCGATATCAGTTTCACTTGGGATATACCCCTGGCTCATTCTGTCTACTTGTACTGAGTGTTCTTCATCTGTAATTCTATGTTGTCCTGCTCTAAATACTGCCTCTCCCTCAGGAAATCCGTAATGAGCAGCGGCCTTTGTAATCTTTGAAATAGCAGTAATGTCTCCACGACGGGCAGGAATATTCATAATATTTCCATTTCCATCGCCAACTATTTTACCTTCAGGTGTTCTCCAAACATAAATCCCATCATCACCCTGCTTGTCAATGACAGTTATTCGGGGTTGGGGCATGTTCATGACAACAATTGTACCATATTAAACGGGTCTTCCCGTAAATGTTGTCCACTTAATGTCACTAAATATGTTGACTTCATCAAAATCTACTGATAAAGTGGACGAGTCTTGTGCAACTATATTGGACAATCCAAGATGTGACTCAAATATATCGTCTACTCTTCTATCAATATCTTGTTCAAAAACAGTTACATTATTAAATAGTGTGCCAGGATATATTTCTAACTGCCCTCGTATTGATGAAAGGTCTACTGGATTTTCAAATCTTAAACTTATGAGTGACCAAGAAAGTGGGTAGACATAAACATCTTGCTTGATACCGTTTTGATACATTACGACTTCATCCGTTAAGGTGTCAGAAAGTAATCCATAGAGATAAGGAACTATCTTTGCTCTTTTACCTCCTGTTTCTGGCTCAAGGTAAAAATCATATCGTGTATCTTGATAAGAAATAGAGAACATTCTTTCTCTTGAAGCAAAGGTTTCTGCTTTATTATAGAAAGACCACATGTGTACACCATAAAGAGTGTAATCTTCTTTTCTATTTTGATTAAGAGGAATAGACATTCCTCGTCTAAATGATTCGGCAGCGGTATCTTCAATCTTTGGATAAGGCAGGGTTTGAATACCTGAGTCTCCTGTTAGATACAGATAAGGAGTAGAGTCTTTGTATATTAAGAACGGATTCTTTGCCTTGTTGATATATGAAATACCCTGCCTGCTAAATGGATAAAGCTTTTGTCCTGTAGGAGTGTTGATTGGATATAGTGATGCTTCATCATATGCCAAAGATGCAATGGACATTCTTTGTAATTTAATTGGAGCGGTATTTATACCTGGAGATTTCATTTCCATGTGTACCGTTATATAAGCATTATTAAAATCAATAATGTTTTTGGGTGCAAAGATAATCGTTCCATTAACAACGTTAAACTTTGTTGTATCAATATTCGTTGTAATGTCCTCAAAATCTACATATCTGTTTGTATTTAATTGTTTTGTATTTGTGTAATTACCGTAGACTATAGATCCAACATCTTCATAGTTTTGCAAAGTTACATAAGTTTTTAGGCTGTCTTGAGTATCGAAGTCATCTTGAGCAATAATGCTATTTGGATAATCAATATTAAATTGTAAGAAGTCAAGGTCATAACTTTGTCTTTGACCATTGGAGTTAAGAATGTAAGTGCCGAAGGATGCTAGCGGAATAGAATCTTCCCAATACCCCGATACTGCAACATCCATAATTAAGGAAGAGTTTGCCTTCTTAAAGAACATTGTATAGTTACCGTCGTAATCAAAAGGTGGGTCTGACAATGACAAAGATACTGAGCTATTATATTCTGCTATTCCATTATCATCAAAGTAATTAGACAGGTCTTTCCTTGTAAAGAAGTTATTATTAAATGTTATTTTATAAATTTTCCCTGGGAATTGATCATCTTCATTGCCACCTACATTTAACTTGATATTTTGAGGCACAGCAAAAAATCTTCTAATAATAGTTGCATATGATCGTGTTAGATCATCCAACTTGATACCCGCAATAAAGTGTGTGTCGTTTGCTCCAGGGGTGAATGAGAATGTTTTTATTGTAGTAGAGTTATAAATATATTGTATTTGCTTGGCAGAGTCATCGTAGATTATTTTAAATATATCTCCTGTTGCATTGTTTTTAAAATGCATGATTGTTGCCTCTGTGCCCGACTCTATTTCTGTTGTTTCAGAGGTGTTAAGAGAGAACAAACCAAAGACGGACTGAACAGGGTCAGCAATAACATTTAATGAATTAAAGACAATGGCACCATACACATTGTTATATGTGCTAATCGGCTTTAGCTTTATATAAAAATGTTCATCTCTATCTTCTTGGAATATAAAGTTATCGAACAGTGGCTCAATTTCTCTAGCAGAAGCTAACTGTCTCCACACACTTGATAACCATTGATACCATGTTCTTCCTCGTATACCCTGCCAACTTCGTCTTTGCCTATTCACATCAAAGGCTGATAAGTCATTTCCTAGATATTTGATTTCTGGCAATTCGTATGTTGGCAAACTAATAAACTTAGAATCCGCTTCTATGTTGGAATAAAATCCTGCAAACCACTTTGTCATATCTGGATAAATAACGTTGTGTGAATATTTAGCAAAAGAGAAATCAACGGGTAACGATGTAGATCCAAACTTTCTTGTTACTTCATTTGCTGGACCCACACCTTGTCCATAAACAAATTTCTTTTTTGCTACCTGTTCTTGTACGATGTATGGATAGATAGCCAAACAGTCTACCTCAAACTTCTTTATTTCACTTGTACTATAAAATCCTACCCAATCATTACTCAATACCGATGACTGTGGAAATTCAACATCTCTTGATATTAGGTTTTGTTCAATAACAACTTCACCATTAATGAGAACGCTAGCAAATATTTCTGTGTATCGTATGTCAATGAGCATTGGTCTATACCACTTGTTAATAAAGTATGACTTTTCATACGGACCAATTCTAAGAATAAGAAATTCTTTATCTACATATAATCCGTCCTGACTTGCCACAGGACCAAATATCTTTGTTTTTGTTGTTACGTCTGGATATATCTTAAGCCAAAACTCTGCTGTTATTTCTTTGTATTTACCGTCGCTGTGCAAAAAACCTCTTCCTGGCATAACAAGAGAAGGTAAATTATATTCAGATGGGTATATTTCTGTAATATCTCCTGATCCAAAGACCATGGGTAGCTTTGTGTTTCTTACAAGCATTTTGTTATTCTCTACAAAATAATATCCTTGATATTCATCCGATAAACCGTATACATCTGCAACTCTTGTACTAAACAACGATGGAGATGCAGATAATGTTCCACCTATGGCAAAATTAAGATCTGCTGATGCAGAAATAGAAGAAAAGGGTATAGGAACAGTACCTTCTGTTTCATGATTAAAAGGCTCTGACCATTGTCCTACAGAAAACTGATAAAGGGAGTATGTCTTTTCTGATCCCGCGTGAACAACATTAAGATACGGAGTTATCGTTTCTGATAATGGTAAATCCATTGTATGAGTAATTCTCATCCAGGCATTTTTTGTTAGATTTTCATACGTTCTTGTATAAGTATTTCCATCGTATTGAAAACCTATTTGTAATTCAGATATGTCTGTGTCGTATGTATAGATAAATGCATTTATACATACCGTTGGAATATCTGTATCTATATCATCAGGAGTACTAAAGGTCTGTGTTGTAATGGTTGTTGCAGAAGCAGAGCCAACAAAGCTATCAATCTCTAAGAATACATCTGCAATACCCACGGTTTCTTGTGGCTTTTCTGTAGGTGGATTTGCCACACTAGCAGAAGACCCGCCAACTACATTATAAACAGGGTTTGCAGAAACCAAAGACAGGTAGGAAAAGTCGTCATCAAAATTCCACAATGCCATGGGATGCTGAGAAAAAGCTTCAGCAGAATAAAGATTGAAGATGTTTTGAGTCATGTTTCTCCCTATTTTATTATATCAGGAGACTAACTAACTGTTGCTACTTCTCCGATATCAACTATTTCACATGCACCTGCTACACAACTTAACTCTTGTGAACCTGTTGTTCCATCTTCTGTCTCATAGACAGTAAGCATTTCCCAGGGAATATTCTTAGGCATGTTCTTAATTGCCTCGTCATATTCTTCCTTGGTGCAAGACTGATATGGTGCTTGCTTGTAGGAATGCTCTACTGCTGGTAGGAAGGATACTCCACCGATTTGATCAAAGTTATCATATACCCATGCCCCTACCTTCATCCATTCATCTTCATGAACATTGATGGTGACAGATGGATTATGTTCTGTCCAATGATTACGATAGGTCTTCCATAATTCTAGATGATCAATGGCTGAAATATCTTCTGTAACTACCGCGTTCTTTGGAGCCTTGACAGGGAAGTAGAAAACAGTTGTATCCTTTGGCTTCATTACATCTGGTTCGTTTGGAATACCACAATCAATAAGGAACTTGGTTAGTGGATCTTTATTATCTCCACGAACGGAACGAATGTAATATTCTGAGTACCATGGATGAATACCGCTTGATACCCCTGTCAACTGAGAAACTGTGCCAGAGGGCTTTACACAGGTAACAGACATAGATTCATTGATTCCAAGCTTTTCTGCTTCCTTCTTATTTGTTTCTACCGCTGACTCACGAAGATTGTCTAGCAGGGTAGACAAATTATCATTGTTGGTAGATGTTAGTTTATTTCCATAAATACCAGTAAGTGATACACCAAGAAGTCTTTCTTCCTCACAGTTATCTTTCCATGACTTACGAATGTATTTGAAGTTTGTAAGAGTAGATTGCCAGGTTCCAAAAATGGAAGCAAGTTCTACCTTCCTCTTAAGATCTTCTTCTGTATCGGATGCTTCAATAATTACCTCTGTCAAATTACAAAACTCATTGGGTCGTAGAAGAATCTCACCACATGGGTTGGTTCCTGCTACCTTAGAAGAATCACGACGACCGAAACTATCAATGTGCTTGCGAACGCTATCAAGGTTATAAATTCCTCTTTCCCCTGATTTTGACTCATA